AGACTGTAGTGCATCCTGACGTTCAAGCTGTTCGGTTAACGGCTGCATACTGCCTGCCTGTATCTCTATCTTGTAGCGTATACGCAAAAGATCTGCTGTAACTGCTTCAAAAACAGGATCTTCCGTGTCTTGTGCCACGTTAACCAAAAAGTCATCAGGCAAATAACGCTCATCGGCCATCATGCGTAATGAGTTACGAACAATAGCCCGATACGCATCGGCTACACGTAACTGCATCCACTCGCGGTTAACTTGTGCAAAACTTGCAGACAAGCTGGCTTGCGTAGCTGTGACTTTTGGGCCACCGCCCATCGCCATCTGCGACACGTTTAAACTTTGTTCTTCGTAACTTTGTGCATCCGACTCCAGACCCAACTGATCCGGTGGAGGATTTCCAAAGTTCATTTCGCGCATCGAGGTACTCGGGTCTTCCACCCAGATGATCTCACCGTCACGACCATTCTCCAGTGTATCGCCAATATCCTGATTTGCTTCGCGTTCCCTGCGAGAGGCTAAGACCACACGCTGAAAACGCTTCAAAAGATCGGCTCTGCGCGACACCGATTCTACTATAAGTGCTTGTGTATCCTCAACATACGCCATCGGAGGCTCACCGTAAAACGAGCGTTCGGTCTGATCAAAACGCATCGCATGATAAGGAAAGCCTCCGTCCATCAGGTATCCACCGGCAGGCTCAAACTCGCCTGTCATCATTTCTTCGCCAGTGAAAGGATCGGTTTGCGTAATTGGCTTCATCGCCAGGAACGGATGATCGACCTCTTCAATAGGCTCGTTCACCCCTTCAGCAAAAGTAATACGTTTTTTATGCAAACGGTCATGGACTTCGTATAGACAGACCATCTGACCTTGTTTAGCATGTTGCACCGCATCATACTCATCGCTATGAGCCGCATCTTGCATGTCGTAAATAAAAGCATCAGCTTGATCTTCATCGGACATCGCTTTTATCTGTCGTCTGTTCTGAAACCTATCGTCCTCTTTAACAAACTCCAGCGGCACAATCATTTTCTCGATAATGTATCTTGCACCGGAAAGTTTATGCGGAGGACATAACGGATCAACGTATACGTTAAAAGGCGAAACGCGATGCACATACGGGAAGTCATTTTCCTGAGCATCGTTAATCGTATAAGGCGCAACAATATCTTCATCGCCTGGAGGGTTATATCCAAACTTCAACCAACCCACACTACAAAACAACGCATCAAAGATAACCTGTTGCACTTCACGCTTGGCATCCATCTGTTCCAATGTAGCATTAGCCACACGTTCCAGTATCTCAGCCGCAAAGTCTCTCCCAGGTTCCTCAACTTTAAAAAATACGTGAGGATAATTAAAAGAGACGCTGGCTATGATCTGACGGGCAAGCGGATACATACGGGATATTTTAACAACTTTATCCTCGTCGAGGTTTGGAACGTCAAAGTCAAGCTCATACGTCTTGAGAAGTCTGCGCCACGTTTTGTGGCGAGTCTTCATGTATTTTCGACCGTCCTCTATGGCTCCGCGCCAGTATTCGATCTGTTTTTCTTTCAAACTATTTGCCCTTGCCACCTTTTTTCAAGTTGTCTGACCCTGCTGGCTTCGCCTTTACGCGAGTGCCTTTTTTACTGCGATTTGGCTTAGTCGTTGTTGGCGTTCCGTTAAACCCCTGCATAGTCCTGTCTCCTTGTTATGCTGTTGCGTATCGACCTTTGCGTACGCCCCAGCCATGCTCCATCATATCAATAACTTCCTGTCCGGTTCCTTCATAAGGTCTTTCTTCTTCTGGCTTATGCGGTTTATATACATGCATCATCGCATAACGTAATTCATCTGCTGCGTGATCTTCTGCGTGAGTGTCCAAATCCTCTGGATTCTTTGAGCTTCTTGGTAAAGAGGGCATCGTCCTAACCAAAGCATCGTTCCACCCATTGAAACAGTAAAAGCGTTCTTTAATCAACGCATCATTGACCACTCTCCATCCAGTTATACGATCATTATTTGCTCTTGTCAAGTATATTCCACGTTCGGCAAACACATCCGCAGGCGAATGGTTGATGACTTCACTTAACCTTCTTTTAACAAACATACTTGGATCGCAATACGTTGCCTGCGGATAACGGCCCTTTGTAAACGGGCAGCTTTCTATCATCCTGGCAATATTATCGGCATGTTGCGAAGCTGTAGCGTTTGCTTGGTAATACTCACTAATGCGATATATGTTCCCATCATAGTCTACCGTATACAGGCCATAAGACGTTGGAGCGGCTTCGCCATAATCCATTCCTCCAAACAAAGGCCAGTGTTCGGGTATTTCAAAACTATTCACAAGTACTTGTTTTTCATGCCAGTTAGTGAAATACTGACCTACAAAACTATCCCAATCGCCCTCCAGCCATGCTTTGACTAACTGCTCATCACCCACACCTTCCAACCGCTTAATATAGCCAGGATCTCGATCCAGTAATATCTTGTTGTCCGTAACCAAACTGCGAATATACATACGATTCATACCGTCATCGCCCTCAATAACTGAAGACTCTTCTCCGGCATCAATGTAATAATCTTTTACGTTGTTATGGTTTGGGCCACCGGGGTTGCCCGATGCACGTATACGTTTTGTCGGAACTTCTGCGGCACCAGTGCGTAAACAGGCTTTTAGCTTGTGATACGCTTTCATGTCATTCCAACTGGTAAGCTCGTCCCATCCAATCCAAGTATATTGCTGACCTTGAAAATGGTCTGCATCCGCTTCATTTTCCAAGTGCCGGAGCTTTAATGTAGACCCATTTTTAAAATTCCACTGGTGTGTACCCACTTTATATTCCGCATCAGGATATGCGGCACGAAAAATTTGGCGTGAACGGTCAATAATCTCGTCCAACTCAGGGTAAGTGCGCCTAATCAGCACCCCTTTCCAGTGTTCACCGTAAGTATCTACGTCTGCAAGGAAGTCTCCAAGCAAAAATTCTGATTTTCCACCACCACGCGCACCGCCAAAGAACAATTCATCGACAAAAGATGCCCGAATTGCTTTTTCTTGCGGCCCAGGTTGCGGCATCCAAGTCATTTGGCTTTAACCTTGCGTCTTTTAGGGTTTTCCACCGGAATATCTTTCCAATGCTTGTTTTCACGGTGTAAACTACCCCAATTATCGACAATCTTAGCTACTCTACTGTCCGTAGGGTAGATTTTCGGCCTGTATAATTGCTCTTCAAGTACCATCAGAATTTTCTACTGTATAAGTCGTTTCTACCGCTTTATCCATCTTGTTGTTCTGTTTTAACCATTCCTCGTAGCTGTCAGCCCTTGGAGGCACATTCAACCCCTTCACCTCAACGGTATGCTCAACCTGTATCCGGTGATCGCCCACTTCTTCACGTATCTCCTTTAAAACCTTCAACTTAAGTGCTACTCGCCTATCCTCAATCTTATTGTACAAATCCTCTAAGGCCAGCACCCTGTTCTTGCGAAAAGCTAAAGGGACATCATCAAAATTAGACCTGTCCCGTTCAATTTCCTTCTTTAACGCCTTGTCAAACTCCGCATCCTTTCGCCAGCGAAACACCGTAGACTTATTAACATCCAGTGTTCGAGCCACCTTATCGTTTGCCTTGGAAGGATTCCACCTATCCAAAACAATCAACTGAACGGCCTGCTGCTGTAAATCACTTAACGCCATCAATAACTCCACAACGTAGGACGTGGAACATGAAAGTTATCCTCTGCCCCTACCGTGTCCAGATGCAAAAACCGCCTCGATCCACTTTGCTGAACCCCAATACCCGTAAATCCCAGTTTTACAGCAGCAAAAAGAACCTGATAGGCAAATGCCCTTTCACACGCCACATCTACCGCCTTACCCGTAGTATGAGAGCCACTAGGCTTACCATCCGCGATCTTAGCCGCCTCAATCGTATGATCTATAGACCGATAACCTGAAGTAATCGTCAACGGCTTACCTACCGTTTCACGTAATCGCTGCAACTTATCCATAAACTCATCGTCCACTTTACACATACCCGTTTGTGAACAACTTAGCTCAGAATGCGAAAAGTTGGGCCAGCGGTCTTTAGGCCATTCACTTTCTTTGTATTCTCTTATCATCAACGTAAATGTAGCATCTT